CCTTGATAGAAAAATAGCTAAATTAAATAAAATAAAAGAAACAATTGAAAAAAATTTAACAAAAGATGAAAAGTAATATAGATTTAACGGTAGTTATACCAGTACATTCAGTAGCCGACCAAAACTTTGATCAACTACTACACTCAGCTTTAATGAGTATTGAAAATAATGAAATACACCCATCTAATGTGATAATTGTTAGATGTTCATGTGATGAAGTTAGGGAAGTATTAAATAAATTAGATACATCAAAATATTCTTTTAAAATTGATGTTATCGAAAATACAGAAGGTAAGCAATTCCAAAAACAAATTAATTTTGCTGTCAGACAAATAACCACAAACTATTTTAGTTTTCTAGAATTTGATGATGAGTTTTCAGTTAAATGGTTAACAAATGTTAAAAATTATACAGAAGCATATCCTGATACTGATATGTTTTTACCGATAATTACCGATGTTACATCAGACAATAATTTTGTTGGATTTACAAACGAAGCGGCTTGGGCTTTTAATTTTTCAGAAACTTTAGGACAAATTGATCATGAAGTATTATTGGAATACCCAAATATTAATCCAGATGGTATGGTTATTAAAACAGAAGTATTCAAAACAATAGGTGGGTATAAACCATCGATTAAATTGACGTTTAATTATGAGTTTTTATTACGTTTTACAAATAGTGGTAGAAATATTATGGTAATACCTAAAATGGGCTATAAACACACAAATATGCGACCAGGTTCATTATTCTGGGAATATAAAAATAGCATTGATGAATCATTCAGAATACAACCAGATGAAGCTAAATTTTGGATGGATACGGCTAAAAAAGAATACTTCTTTAGTGAGGATAGAGATATAACCTACGCGGAAGAAGTAATCGTCAATGAATAGTATATGTCCAGAAAAAAGAAAGAACGCAATTATTATGGTATAGATCAAGAAGAAGCCGTTGTGTCTTTTTTAAATTCAAAAAATATCATCGAAAGGGAGCAGATTTATCGTGAACATTTACAAGAACCCATAAATACGATGATAGAAAGTATTATCCGAACTTATAAATTATATAGACAGTCTTACGACTTTAATGATTTACATTCGGATACCCTATCTTTTTTAATGACTAAATTTGATAAATTTAAACCCGAAAAGGGTAACAAATCATTTTCATATTTTGGTACGGTTTGTAAGAATTACCTATACAATGAAATGATGAAGGAGTATAAAAAAAATACGTCTTTTACCAATATTGATGATACCGAACAAGATTTTTTAAAGCGAGATGAATTGTTGTATAGAATTGATGAAAATGAACTCAACTTAACGCACTTTATAGATCAATTATGTAATTCGATAAAAAAAGAAATTGAAAATACTAATCTAAACGATAATGAGCTTAAAGTTGGTAATGCGTTAGTTAAAATACTAGAAGAATGGCGTGAATTATTCACCCAAAACACAACAAATAAAAACTCAACAAAGTTTAATAAAAATCTAATTTTATTATATATAAGGAATATTACAGGACTTAATACTAAAGAAATTAGAAATAGCATGAAAAGATATAAAGTATTATATGGTTTATTTAAAAACAAATATTTAGAAGATTGATATTTATATATAAATAAAATTATTATGATAAACAAGACACAAAAAAAGAAAAAAGTTGATGTTACTGAAGAAAGCATGAAAGAACTTATGCAGGAAACGTATAATGAGATTGTGGATGAAAGAAACAAGGCATTAACGGCTTATAAAAAATACAGTAAAGATATTAATGAAAATCATGATATCGCCTTAGTTGGTAAAATCACTAATGAGTTATTAAAAATAATTGATGGTACCATTGAAAAAAAATTAAGACTAATAAAAATACAGAGTGACATCATATATAAAAATGGTAAAACAGCAGACTCTGGTGCATCAATTGTGATCACCGAGGAAGATAGAAAATGGGCTGAAAGTTATATGAAAAACAATAACAATTCAAATAATGAAAAGGAATACGAGGAATAATGAGTCAACAAAGCGAAATATTTGCGAGATATCGTTCACTTTTTAATAGTAGATCTTTTAAACCACTAGAAAATGAAACTAGTAGGAGATTAAACAATATGGATTTTGTTGATTTCTTATTTGAATTAGTTAAAGCAACCAAGGGTCAAAAACAATTTAAAAATATAATTTTAAAGGGTAGTTTATCAAAGCTAAAAAAAACTGATGAATTAAATAAGGTAATTACTAAAAGTTTATTTTCACAATTCGGTTGTGATAATACGATTATTATCCCAACTAAATATACAACAAAATCTAGTCTGGGTATTGAAATTAACAAAAATGAAATTGACGCTTTTGGTTTATTGGGTATTGACCCAAATACCAAACCTGGTAATTATATGTATGAAGGTGACAACCCACAAATACATGCAAACTTTGTAATGTACAAAGCACAAAGTATCGTAAATGATGACGCGGCATTAAGTATGTCATATAAAGGTAATGAGTTATTTAAAATATATTCAAAAAACCCCAATGTTTTTATATTTAAATTTGGTGCATTTTATGAGAATAAAAGATTTAACATTTGGCTAAATGATTATTTAACACTAATAAACCCCATTTTTAATATGGTTAATTTTACAACAATTTTAACCGATTTAATAACTGGTGCAATATCAATCAAAACCAATAAAAGTAAACTTGAGATTAGAAAACAAAATTCAACAATTTTGGGTCTTCAAAAAATATTTGGTTTTTGCTCTGAATCTCCCGTTGGTGAAGGTAGCTCAGAAAATTCGGCTAACCAGCTTTTAAAAAAACAACTTGACGCCAATTCTAATGGTGAAACATCAATAGGACAACCTATTGGTATTGGTGATTTAAATAATAATCAAACAACCGAACCATTTAGTTTTAATTTTAATGATTTTGATGAGATTGAACGTAACACATTATTACGATCGAATGGTCAAATACGTTTTTCAACATGTGGTAATTTAGATTTGGATATAAACCCAGATGATATAATTTCAGGATTAGATGAATTATTTAATAATTCAAATATTAATGACGTTTATAGTTATGGGGGTGAAACAAACAATCAAACTGAATTAAATAACACAAATACAATAAACACGCAAAATTATGATAATTCACAAATAACCCCAAACGTAACAAAATCAGCCGATTTTTTTGACAATGCGTTAAAGGGTGGTGCACAAAAAGCCATTGATTCAGGTGAAACTAATGTAATAATAGACCTACCAAACATGAATGCCGAATTGCAATTAAATATACTTAAAGCAATTCCTTATGCTTTAATGCAAATGGTATTAACACCAAAAATAGTTGTTGTACCAAAATTATTTGCCGTACTTATCGATGATAACACACCAAAGACAACAAATGATTTAATAAGTAATATGTCAAATAGTATTCAAACAATAGGTACAACGATTACAAATTTATTAATTCAAAATATTTTTGATGCAATAAAATCTGATTTAACAAATTTGGCTAAAGATTTGGCAATTTCTTTTTTAAGACAAAGGGGTATTGATTATTTATCAACGTTAAAATCACTTTTGGGTATTTTAGGTCTATTTGGTGGTGGTTCTAGTGGTTGCGTGGGTGTTTTAGATAAGTTATTAGGGTTATTAAAATTTTCTGGTGTTGGCCCTATGCCAATGTTACCACCACCACTAATTCTTGTTGCTGGTGGAATAAAACCTGGTATGAATAGCGTTGCGATGATAAATGATATTAAATCAAATTTAACCGAAAAGGGTATTGAAACGGCACCAACATTACCAGATGGTACTCCAAATAATATGATGATAGCAATAGAGGAGACTGTTAGAACTGTGGTTTCGCATATAAAAACAAACTCAACCATACAAACTTTTGGCATTGGTGCCACAGGCCCTGTTTCTGGTTATGGACAAATTCAATAAAATATATGAGAAGTAAAGCACTTGATGAAATATTTAGTACATATAAAAATAAATCCAATAAAGATTTATCAAATATATTAATATCATTAAAACTTGATTTTGATAAAACAAAGGATATTGTTTTAGAATTTACTGAAGTTTTAACTGAGTTGGAAAAAACATATGATGCTGTTTATGATGAATTACAAA